TCTCAGGCAGCGCAACTCTTGTATTATCCGGCATGACTGCCATGCCGGGCTTCACTGGATCAGGAGTATCGTCAAAAGCTCCGGGGTTGTACGATGGTTCCTCCTTCCCGCTTCGCAGTTCACCAGGGCGCATCTGTTGAGAAGTACCTGCAATGTTACGATCAAACGTAGGGTAATCAGGAAGATCGGTATAGCCTTCCTCTGTGAGTGCCTTGTAGAGCTGCTGACGAACACCAACATCAGAAGCGAGAACATCCTCAAACGTCGCTATGTCGGGGAGGTCAGAAAACCCATCTTCCTGTAAACGCTTGTAAAGAGACCGGGTTATTTCTGCCATGATATACCGAGTGTTTTTTTGTTCTGCCCTTGTGTTCCCTTCTGCTCCTGAAAGGCCTTTTGGACAGCCTCTAACCTTGTCATTTTCCCGTTGTTGTTGGCGTAAATGCGCGAAGCCCTTGCGCTAATATCTCTTGCCATTTTGGCGTCACCTGCACTGAGTCCAATAAATTCATTCGTGACAGGATTGTAATTTCCGCCAAAATCCTGGGCAACCTGTCGTGCTATAAGGCTTTCATCTCCTGTCTTTAACCCGTTTTCTCCACTTTGCTTGATACGTTCTTTTTCTATGCCAGCCCTATCACTCAATACGTTGCTGCTTGTGGTTTCACCAGTCATCAAGCCATTCCTATACATCTGATCCTTCCCGCCGAACGTCACTACATCAGGATTCTTTGTAAGTTCAGCCGTACTAAGGCCGTTAAAGTACAGCTGTTTCGCTTTGACGGGGTCATACTCTCCCATCTGCTTTTGCAATTGTTCTGGAGCGCCAGATTTCAGTTCTTCCCATGTTTTTGCCGAGTCATCACTTTCCAAAACCTGCGCTCCAATTCTTGCCAAGCGAAGCGCTATATCCTGAGCCCGTTTTCGTTCGTTCTCATCCATCTTGCCGATAGCGTCCGCTGTCTGCTTCATCAATTCAGGATTAAAAAGAAGCATCTGTTTTGTTGCCTGCTCATCCTCCGGATTCTGCGCATAATTTAACAGAGCATTGTTTTGTTCGTTTTTAAACGATTGTGCCTTCTGCTCTTCCTGGGCCTTTTTTATCTGCGTCGCCTTGAGTAGAGTGTTCCCGACATCAACACCGTATTGATTTGCCATGATGACTGGTGAATTCTTTATGTGGTAGGTTTCAGGTAATTATAGAGCATGTAATTTTCCAGACCCTGATTCAGCGCTGTTGTGGCTCCAGTGATACCCTGAGCTGTCGCTGCGCCCTGTGCAAGGTAGTTGCTCGCTATAGCATCCCCCTGTCCCAACAAGCTGGATCCTACTGATGACGCAAGGTTTGTTGCCGCCGTCTGGTTGGCACCTGCAGCAACCTGGCCTGAGTTGACCAGGTTGTTCAGCATATTGTAATCGTTTTGGGTTTGCGCAACCTGTGAGTTGTATTGCGTTAGTCCAAGATTGGCCAAGGTATTTGCCCTCGCTGCGTTTGCATTGTAGGCATCGATCTCAGCACCGTATGTGCGGTTGTATTGGTCAAGAGAGGAGTTGTATGAAGCCAGCTGGTCCTGATAGGCCCTGTCATACGCAGCCTGATACTCTTGGCTTGCAAGATCCTGAGCGTAATTGTTAACTGCCTTCTGCTGAGCTCCTGACTGCAGCAGCCCATTTGCCGAAGCGCTTTGATCCAGCGCCCTTACTCCCTCACTTAACCGGAAATCATACCCCGGGTCGATCTGGACCTTGCTGGAATCAAACTTGAATGTGCCGGGATCCTGCGCTGTGGAGACAAACTTTCCGGGGTCATATTCAGGCGAAATCATGAATGAACCAATATCGAACGTCCCGTTGGCTATTCCACTTTGGATCTGGTTAAGCGAATCAATGCCTGCCTTGTACCACGGCTCGTTCATATCCTGGGTATCCTCGTATACCCACTTCTGGAACTCTATGTTTTCCCGTGTCGCAGCAAGCTGTGCGGCTGCTGCGCTATCAGCGGCATCGCCTTGTGCATCAGCGGCAATAAGTGATCCGCCGACACCTGCTACTGCTCCGATTGCTGCTGCTGCAATGAATGACATTCTCCACTCTCCTTGATTAACTTTTGCGGCCTCTGGTCGCTGATCTCTTTGTAGCTCTCTGTGACAAGCTCTCGCTCAAGCTCTTCGATATCAGTAATGTGTGTTGCGTGGACCGTTATAAAAACGGTCTTTTTTATTGCGTGCATGGCCTTCTTTACCCCGGGGAAAGCAACGAGCGTTGCGGGCGCTTTGATGACTTCGCTGAACCCTTCAGCGACGATATGCACCTCCCCTTCGGCAACGATGTTCAGGTGCTCAGTCTTGTGGATCTTGCCTGTCAGGACGACTCCTTCAGGAATAGTAATCTCCCTGGCGTAAAGCCCCTTGGCGAAATGGTGCTTTGTTTCGATATCAACAGGTATCCCGTCCTTTTTGAGGGCGTTCTCGAGATTGAAGATGTTGACTGTAGTGTCTGTCATACTGGAAGCTCGGGCCAGTCTATGTTTTGCGGAAAGCCTGTCTGCTGCGGTATATCACGAAGCGCTTGCCGGTATACGCCCCATGCGGTCTTATCGGTCGGGGCATCTGACACCATTGTCCAGTCAGAGGCTTTTAGCAGGCTATTTCTTTTCGTTCTTGCTTGACGCGCACGATATTCACCAAGCTCTTTGTCACTAATCACCTGCACAACCTGACGTTCAGGCATTTTCCACGCATAACCGTACTGGATATTCCGTTTTGCGGCAATTTCTTCTGGCGTGTATGTGCACACCTGGCCGTTACTGATATAATTGGTATCAGGGTTCGCAGTGCCTGCAATAACAATCTCACCTTCTTTTGGGGTATAAGTCGCAACATTTATGCACGCCAAAATCTCCCCTGTCGATTTATATACTATATGATCGATCATGGCGCTTAAACTTTAAGTGCAGTCATTGACATACGACGGTCCCATACGGCTATAGGTTTACTATCTCCTTGTCCTGGCGTTAACCTATAATCACACCCAGAAACATCTACCTCTATCCTCTGATTGCTTGATCCGGTAGCCGTCAATGTGATAGGAAATATGCCATGTGTATCGCCATCTGTTGCACGGACACCACTCCATTGAACGGTTTTTAAAGAACCGCCAACCCACAACCTTGCATACACGTATGTATCCACATCGTGCCTTGCATCAGCAGTAAAATTGATAGTGATGAAAAAGGTGCCTTCCGGATAAGCTGACGGGGTATAATCAATTATTTTCTGGTATACCATATTTGCAGCACCAAGTGAGCCTGCGTTATAAAATTCAGTATCACCTATTCCTCTGTAAACTATTTTATCAGCGGTTAGTGTGCCATTAACCAGCACATCTGCATCGATCTTAAACAACCCGCTTTCACTGCCGCCGATAAGCTCAATTCCGGTAACGTTGCCTCCGGCATCAATTGAGACCCCCCACTTGCCTTCAATCCCATCAATGCTTTGCGTGATCTCGGTGATTGATGTGGTGTGGCCGCTAACAGTGGTTGAGACGGTGGATATGCTACTTGCGAGAGCGGAATCTGCGTCAGCCCGTGCGGTCTGCTCTGTAGAGATCGCCGCGGTGTTGTCATCAACTGTTGCTTCAAGCGTTGTGATGGATTGCGCCAGCGCTTCATCCGCCGTCGTTCGAACTCTTTGCTCTTGAGTTATGGCACTGCGTGCACTATCAAACTCAGCAGCCATGACGGTTCGTATTTTCGCCATAGCCTCATCAGCAAGAACTCTTGCCTGGCGTTCCTCAGCTATCGCTGCAGCAGCCTCGCTCAGCGATGCCGTAATCAGTGATATTTTGCGAGCAAGGCTTTCTGTTGCTGTCTGTATAGCTTCTTCGGTATCACTAACACTTGCGCCAAGCTGACGAGCTAAAGCAAGCAGTTCTGCGGTGAGATCACGGATCGATGCATCTGAATCACTGTTTTTATCAAACAGCTCTTTCAGCTGTTCTGCTGTCTCGGGATCCATCTTGCCTGAAGACGTCGCCAGCTGGTGCATGAAATCGGCCATCAGCTTTGTCGGGAGCCCTGTAGCCAGGTCAATGATCTGTTGCTGGATCGGTGCCTGCATGTTATCCATTACACGACCTCCGTATAAGCCCCGGCAATACTGACTGGTACCGGATCAGTTATAGTGATTTTGATATGGCGCTCGACAAACTGACCCATCGGCCCCCACTTGACGCGAACAAGTCCAGCCCCGTCTCGGCCAAACTTCCGTTCCCAGGGAGAGCTCCACGTCTTTTGTCCATCGTCCGAGAATCTAAGCGTCACTTTTGGGACGTTAAACATCTCATCAAGTTCTGGCTCTGGCCCCTCCAACCTGAAATAACTGCCATCCTCAAGTAACAGCACCCCGGAATCGTCCTCGAAGAGAAGCCCTGGCGAGCGGTAATCGCTACGTTCAGTCACGCCCGGGTTCTCGATTTGCAGCTCGAACCCGTACATGGAAACAGGATTGTTGTTGTTGTGCATGACCGGTGCCACCGCCTCTCTGACGATCATGTCTCCATTATCGGTGTAAGCCTTATCATCAAGCGCAAAGATGTTCCCACTCTGGTAATCCCCTATGATATGCTTGCCGTAGCAATACGCGTACCCTTGTGCGTTATGCCTGCCATGGACCGAATGAGACCTGTTATGCCAAAGCCCACTGGCAACATCATAGACAATAGTTGCCTGTTTTGCCGGGATCGTCAGGACATAGAAGGAGTGTCCATGCTCGCTGTATGCGTAAGCGTAAGCATCAGAAATGCTCCCCGACAAGTAATCGTACTCTATGTCGTGTGTGCTTATGCGCTGCAGCGTATAGCCGTTTGTCCGGTACGCTATACCGTCAGCGCCAAGAAAAAAGATGCCATTATCCAGCTTCGCCGCAGAATAGGGGGAAGCAATCCCCTTTTCGATATAGGCCCCCTGCATACGCTGGAAGGGAAAATCACCACCTGCGTTGTACCATATCTCTGTGCTATTGGTGCCAAAGAGCCATAAGGCCCTCTGATCAGATATGATTGCCATGGTGTCATCAGGGGAGGACTCAGCTGTAGCGTAATCAAGTGCATCAAATTCTGTTGACAGCAGATTTGACAGGAAAAACTGCCCGGTACTTTGTCGGTTGAAGATGAAATACCCGTCCTGGTGCGTAACGGTGTTTGCCGGGTACCATCCCTCCCCCTGGAGCTCATACACCCCATCCACGATACTGTATGCGTAACCTCGGATGCCGTTGACCCAAACAAGGTGAATCCCGTTTGTCGCCATACTTACACGTCCATTGCAGACCACATCACCAAGCTCCTCGTATTCGCCGTTCCATTTAACGTGATAGAACTTTGTGCTGGTGACGACGTACAATTCTCCATCCATGACGTGAGCGCCCTGAATCGGCCCTGTCGGGAGCGCACAGAAAAGGGATTGACCTGGCGTTCCGCAAAGAATCACCCTTGTCTTGCTTCCCTCAGCCTTTATTTCCGGGTAGAGGTTCACGAGCCTTGACCCGTTTACTGCCTTGAAACGGCCCTCTTGGGTTGATACTGCAAAGTTGATCTGAACGCTACTCATCCTAATTCGATATTGTATCGTGTTGATGGCCTTATGCCAGGAGTGCCTTTCGGAACGTCCAGCTCAGACGGAACCCTGTTTATTGCGTTTCGGTGCTTGATCTTTGCGTAAGCATCCGCCGCAAGCGCTGCTGTATCTTGCGATGCCGGCTTACCGAACTTCGCGGCCATCACCACCGCAAGTCCTTTGTGCATTGCAAAATCGTATCCTGGCGGAAACTCTGTTCCATCAGTCAGGCTATCATACTCCCCCAGTACCCGCAAGTATCTCAAGCTGATAGAGCATGCCGGAGGAGCGACTGAGCTAAATAATATGCTTGCTGTATCTATTCCTGGTAGGTACGAGAACAATGAGGGGATCGTTTCTGTCGATGGTTGAGCTATGGCTCTGACGCTTTCTTCCGGCACCTGCTGCGGTACATAAGCATGCCCTGCATGGTGTATAGTTACCCCCGTGACTTGGGTTGGCGGGTAAATGTTAAGGTCAAGACCGATACCGACGCTTATCTCCTGTTTTTGCGGTAGAACGAATGAATCCCGAGTGATTACCGGGATAATCAGGCTATCAGCACTCCACGACCCAAGCATGGAGTTAAGATACCTCAAGCCGTCAGTGATGGCCTCTGGTGAAGCCTCAGCCCCTTCCGGAAGCACACCGATATCCTGTAGGGCGATCTCGATAATCTCCTTAACGGTCATACTTGTTTCCTTTGTGATGGCTTCTTGCCTGCTGGAGCCTTCGGTTTTGGGGTCTCTTTGACTGTCGCGTCACAATCAGCAGGAGTGTCTCGCCAGCCTTTACGGCGCAGCTCCCCATAGTCTTGTTGTGCAAGGTCGAAGATCCTTGGCGGTTCAGTTGGGTGATACAGCCAGGTTTTCATGATATAGGTGGGTTGATTGAAAAAAAGAAGCGATACCCGATGAATCAGGTAGACTCATCGAGCACCGCTTAACATGCGGGCTATACGCCCTGCTTCGCGGACCAGCCCCTGTAGGCCAGCTCAGGCTGCAGCATATCAACACCCCATACAGCATCAATACGATAGATCTGCTCATCTTCGTTGATGTCGTACTGAGCGGTCATGCTGAGCGACAAGCCGGTTTCAGGGTCATGTACACGAGCCTTGACCGGAGCGGTTTCTGGCAGCTCCTTCTGGACCATGCACAACGTCATTGCCTGCTTGTGGAAGAACACGTTCTGCCTGTATGTTGCGCCTGCGTCACCGATGACGGTGATAGCTGCATTGTCTGCAGGTGCAGCACTTACATTCTTGTAAGCGGCAAGGCTGACGGTTTCGCCGGCAGCGTTGGTCGTTGTCAGTGTGCCGTCGTTGATCGATGGGCTGATAGTGAGAGTTGCCTCACCAGAACCGTCGGAATCAACATCAGCCTTGACAACGAACGTCTGCAGGTTGCCAGTGCTCTGCTTTGTCTGCGGGTGTATCTCGTAGACCCCAGCGATAGTGAACTGATCGCCTTCCTTAAGGAAATCGCTTGTGCTGGTTGTGCATCCGTCAATTACCAGGGTTGCGCCAGTTTGGCTGCCACCCTTGACAAGCGGTGTGCCGCCATGGTTACCGACAGTGTGCACGGGGATCATGGCTGACCGGTACAGCTCCATGCCTGCAATTGGCCCCATGTACCCTTTCTGGACAGCGCCTTTCACCATGCTCTCGTTGTAGAGACCTTTCATCTCCTTATCGATCGCCTTGCCGTCCTTGATGTTGATGATACCACTACGCATCCCGTCATCAGGGATAGCAATGTTTGTCATGTCACCATCGATATCAATGACAGCATCACTGTCCAGAGCGGTGCCGGGAGTACCTCCCATCAGGTAGCTCTTCTTGACAGCGCACTCAAGCACTGAGCGTTCGATTGCGTTACCCAGCATCATGATACCGGTATTGATATACCTCTCACGGAAGTTCTGGATGCTCAGCGTGCGGTCGCGCTGGTTGAACTGAAGACCCCAGTTACGCTGCCTGTCAATTTTGAAACCAACCTTGGTATCGGTCATCGGCTGCTTGACAAGCGTACGCCCTTCTGCAGTCTGCGTCATGAACGGTTTTTCGAGCGAGATAGTATCGCCAACCTTACCGAACCTTTTTTCCAGGTCACGATTGACCCTCTTTACACCGACGGCGGAGCTTTTCAGCACCTCCATCATTTCACGGAGGATAATGTCATCAGTTAGAAAGACATTACCATCCTCACCATGTACGCCCATAATAGACTCCTGTGGATGTGATTACACCCAACCTGCGCCCCTGGTCTCCTGCTTTGCCTGTTCTGCGCGTATCTCGGCATATTCCTGTTGCGAGCGAGCATCCGAGAGCTTACGCTTAACCGCACTTGACCCAGATACCGGAGAAATTGGTTCCGGTGCGCTGGTGGGCTTCTTATCGGTTTTTGCTTTTTGCGTCTTGGATCCCGATGATTTCAGGTCTCGCTCGATCTTGCCGATCTCTATAGCTATTTTGGTCGGTGTCAGGGATGCGATGCGCTTAGCGTCGTCCTTGTGCTTCCCGAGATGATAGATCACCTCGGTAGGGTCCTCTGTTTCCGCAATCACCATTATCATTGCCGGTGAGATAGCCAGATCATTCTGCATGACCGTGTCATCGAAATCACTGTACTTTGCTCTCGCCTCATCGTATCCGTCCTGAATCTCATTGATTGCGTCCCGGAGCTGCTCGTTATCATCATGCTTTGTGGCAGCATTGTCTTTTTTCGCGGCAGCATCATCACCTTTTGTCGAGGCGTTGTGCTTATCTACCGCTGCCTGATACTCGTCATACGTGTCGTAATCCTCGAGGTTCGGCTCGGCATCATCGTCCGCGGGTTTGCTGCTGTCAGCACGCTTCCCGGCTTTCAGCTCCTCCAGCTCTCTTTTGAGTTCATACTTCTCCTTCGTGAGGCGATCGATGCGTTTCTGGACCCGGCTGGTCGGCTTTGCCTCGTCATCCCTGTGGTCCTTATCGCCTGCATCACCGGCGGTGTTTGCTGCATCATCTTTGCTGTCTGCCGAAGACTCGCTGGGTTGTGCGCTCCCGTCTGGTTCCTGGCCACCCTGCTTAGTGGGCTCGTCATCGAGCACTATAGCATCGGTGGTCACCGGCTTGTCGCTGTATGTCACCTCGTATTGTGACTCAGCCTGTGTGTTCTGATCTACCTGATCGCTCATTTGTTGCGCATTTGTGTTTGCGATATATGCCGGGCTCTTATAGCCGCCCGTTAGCTGTTATTGGTTATGTACAAGTGCATGCAAGAGGTTCAAACGACCTTTTTTTGCTGCGCATCACTTTTTTGTTGCGCCATAAACTCAGCTATAGCATCTGCTACAAGCTGCCGCACCGTGTCTGTCATGCCACCGCCGGACATGGCCTGTATCTCAGCGATCTTGGCTTGTGCCTCAATGGCCTTTGCATTCGCCATGACCTTTTCGGCCTCAGCTTTCGCCATATCAGCTTGAGATTTCGCCATTTCAGCCTGCTGTTCCGGGGTCGGTTGCGGTGGCTGTATGCCCTCTTCGGCCATCTCGTCCGGGTCGAGAACGTTTGGTGGGATGATCTTTTTAAGCCGCTTGGCAATCTTGTCTGCGCCCGGCCAGTCCATATTTTTTGCTATGAGATCAAGCACCACGCCCCCTGCCTGCGGGACCGCCTGGACGAACTGCATCAGTGTATCTGCAGCCTCCATCCGCTGCGTCTGGTAGCTCGGCCCGGAAGTTACGGTTACATCGTATTTGCCCGCGCTGATGTCGTGCACCTGCACTCTCTTGCCTGACTGCCGATCCACGATGGTCTCGTTGATACGCACCCAGTCCTCTGTATCGTCAACGAACTTGAGCCTGATAACTCGCTCGGTATCGTAGACCCTCGGGATAGCATGCACTAAAAGCCTGCCGATTTGTCGCTGCGCTCTTGCCAGGTTATCGATGAAAGCAAAGGTCCCTCGGTCGCCCTGTCGCTGACGAGCCAGTATTGCCTTACCGGATGTCTCGTTGCCCTGGTTACCGAGCGAAGCGTCAAAAAGCCCAATAACCGCCTTGATCTCGTCACTCGCTGCCATGGCAAGCTGCAGCTCAGCAGCCGGCATTGAGGGTGGTTGCTCTCTCCTCGGTGGGGGGACGTCTCTCGTGGCGTTGTAAGGCAGGTACGACCAGTTGCGCGTATTTGCCCGCTGCCACATAGCCTCAAAGCCCTCGATACTCTTGGCATCAAGTATGTATGGCGATTTCGGCGCAAGAGCTACACGCTCCGTCGCTGCACTCATCCAGTAGTTGTGCATACGCTGCGCGTCCTTGGCATAGCGTATCAGGCCTCGATAGTACGTGTAGTTATCCAGCGTATGCTCCTTACCCAGCACCGGCACTATCGGGATCGTCGGGAAAGGCACCTCTGTTGGTCCTTCGAGGATGGACATGCCTGTAATCTTTGCCCAGTACACCTTGCTTGACTCGACCTTGCGCTCACGCACCACGGTTACCCCGATCTCGGCAAGCTCGTCAAGCACCTCTTTGACCTCGTCATACCATACAACCCGGCGGTCGCTGAGCAGCAGTAAGCGCCTTGTGACCGGCTCACGCCAGTAGTACTCCGCGATACGCGTCCTTGCGTCTGTATGCCAAGACTCATAATCGCCCACAGGGTCGCCAAGCGATGACGGGTTAGCCTCCTTGTACCGATCCCGGAACGCCTCGTTACGCATCCACTGCGTTACAAAGCACCAGTTAGCCGTAGAAAAAGTTGGATCCGACGTTGCCTCCGGGTCCATGATGACGCTGAACCGGCTCTTGATCGAGCTGATGACGATATCCTGCTCGAAGACATCATCATCCGCATACTGCGTATACACCCTGAGCCACCCTATGCCTGACTCCACAGCGTGCTGAAAAGCTATGTCGTAGTGTGTATCACCGTTGCTCTGATACTCGATATTGCGGATCAGGCCCTCTCGTATTTCCGCCTCGCTGTAGTCCTTGTTGCCGGCAAGATTTGATATTTTGGCGGATGCCTGCTGCCCTGCTTGCTGTCCTGGCTGCTGTACTGGTGACGGCACATTGCCCGATACGACCTGGTCAGCTTCAGCTGGATGCACTGTGATAGCTGGCCTGTTTTGACGCTGGTCTCCGACAACCTGGTCGATGAAGGTGGGGATTTTGTTGAGCGTCAAGCACACCTGACCTTTTCGCGCCTCCCTGGCCTCTGCGTCCCACTGCTCACTGTAGGCAAAGACGATATCTGACTCTGCAGCTCTGTAGTTGGGCTGCCAGTACGTTTCGCCTGTCGCAAAGCGCTTGCGTGCAAGATCGAGAAAGGCCGCTTTGTCTTTGCCGGTGATCTCTGATGTCGTCGGGAGTCTATCTGTGTGCATTGTGTATAGTCTTTGTTGTTACGCCCACGGCGCATCCTGGAATTGCTGATCGTGCTGTCGCCTGGCCCCCTGCCGGACCCGTTGCGCGAAGTGAAGTATGAGTGAGTCGAGGTTGTCAGGGCTGAAACCGTATTCTTCCTTGATCTTGTCTTTCGGGGTCAGGTCGAGTATGGAGTTCTTTCTCCACACTTTTTTGACTGCCGTTGCTTCCAAGATCAGTTGGTCCTGGGTCTTTGTGTCGCACTGTATCGAGTTGGGTTCATCCTGCAGCCAGTCGGAAAAACGCTCGTACATCATCGCCCGCATGTTGTAATGGCGGTCCGGGTTGTCGAGCATCTGTGTTCCGCCAAAGTCAATCTTAACGACGGTGTCACCATACCCACCACCGACACAGTTATCATACACTCCGACCCCGAGACCGCCAGCGTCGATAAAGCACTTGTCCGGCTGGTCCTGGTCGATCTTGTGTATGAGTCTTGCTGTTGTCTCGTCGATCCTCCCGGGCGGGAGCTGCTCTATCCACCGGATGTTGCGTCCCTCCCGCTTGCTGAGCTTGATCTTGTCACCGAGCCGCGCCGGATCAAGACCGAACGTGACGGGCGTACCGGGATAAACCTTGACCGGATCAGCCCGGAAAGCCCTCCTGAGCCATGCCGGCTGTATGATGAGCTCATCACTGTATTTGCGACACTCTCCGCCGTAGACATGCAGATACTCATCATAGTCGGTCGCCTTGAGCGTCTGTATCTCGCTCATGATCGCTGTCGTGAGCCATTTTTTGGGCAGATCATACCAGTTGACCCTTGCTACATACGCATCATCACGCTTGCGCATGACGAACTGCGAGTAGCTGTAGTCGCTCTCCTGGTCAGGGTTGAACGTGATCCATATCTCCGAGCCCTCTTTACGGATCGTCGGTATGAGCATCTTCCAGCTGCCCGACATTACTGTGTTGGCTTCTTCGACCCAGCAAATGTCGATACCCTCAAAGGATTTGATCGATGTGATTGTGTGCTGCTGCAGGCCTTGGAAGAAAAACTCGGTGCCGTTGAGACCGACAATCTTGTTGTCAAGGACGCGGTAAAAGTGGCCCAATTCGAGCGCCTGAATCTGGTCTTTGAGCAGCTTGTGCACCGAATCGGTGATACTCTTCTGCACCTCTCTCGTGCAAAGGATGCGCAGCGGCTCCTCATATCCTCGCACAAGCAGGCCCATTGCAGCTTGGGTGCTCTTGCCACTGTATCTGCCGCCATGGAAGACTTTGTAGCGCTTCTTATACTCCGGATGCTCTCGATCAAAGAGCGGGAGGAATTGCTCGATCGTTGAGAATTTGACTTCAGGCCTGCTCACCGTCACCCCCCTTTTCGACAACGAGCTTGAGCACCGGCAGGGCTTTCCCTTCTGCATCCTCTATCCGCTGCCTGTCAGTCCACATCGCAAGATGCTTGCCCAGGAGCTCAGAGCCCTTGAGCACGGCGGCGCTGTCATACTTGTACTCGCCAGTCGGATTACCCTCCCGATCACGGACCGGTTCAGCCTGCTTGCAGCGCTCGATAGTCTCTACGATAGTCGTAAGCACATAGTCTGCCGTGACTTGCACGCGCTTTTGCTGCTCATTGCGAAGCTGCTGGATGCGTGCCGTGATATGAGTTTTTGTGAGGAGATCGATAGCTTGTCGTCCGGCAGTCTTTGCGCTGTACCCTGCTCTGATCGCTGCTTGCGTCCCACAGAGGTCAACCAGGTACTCAAGACAGAAAGCCTCCTGCTTCGGTGTGAGTTTATGTGCTGCTGTACTCTTTGCCATGCTCGATCTTACAGCGAGCATGCAGAGCTTCAAACGGTCTTTTTTGTGTTTTTTTGCGAATTTATTTTGTGTGACACAAAAAAGGAGTTATACTGCCATTGGAGGCCAACAACAACCAAAACACTACGACAATGGAACTCATCATCATCATCAAGATTAAAACCGTGTACGGCGAGGACAAAATCTACCCCGCCTGCGCAACCGCCGAAACATTCGCCGCGCTCACAGGAAAAAAGACGTTCTCGCCGGTGGACCTCAAGCACATTCGCGCTCTGGGCTACACGATTAAGCAGGGATTTTTTTCTGGCGACACTATGACCGCAGCCGTCGACTTCAACTAACCGTGCAACCTTTAACCGCCCAGGGCCGCTTTACGCGGCCTTTGGTGGTGAGAGGCTGAAGTACTCGACGACGCCAACAAAAACCAAACAGGAGAACACCATGAAAACTCAGATAATTCTCAACCGGATCGACGAAGGCAAGATGATAATCAGGGGTATGAGCTGCACCGGTGATCGCTGGCCGGAAGGCGACCACTTGTACGTCATCGATGACATGGAGACGCAGCGAACGATCCATGCTGACGACACTTTGCCGATTGTTTTCCTTGTCGCTGATACGATCAATGGCGTAGAGGAAGGTGACCCCACGGAAGACATACCTTACGAGGACATGGTGGACCAGGACGCTTTTTACGATGCCCTGGCCGACTTGCCGGACGATAATGTGATCGGGGCGTACGTCACACCCAAGATGTACCGCCGCATCGCTGATAAGTACGGCATCAGATCAGGGAGGTGAGGATGACCGACTTAATCTCAGAGACCGAGCTGGCTATCCGGCTCGGTGTGACTCAGCAGCGCCTGCAATACTACCGAAAGACCAAAACGCTCTTAAATGGGCGACATTGGTTTAAAATTGGTCGAGGGGTGTTCTATACCACCTTGGGGGAGAAAGTCGCTCAGCGTTGCGTTCTGCCCCAAAATTCACAACCTGTAGCCCGGTCATGATACCGGGCTTTCTTTTTCTCACCGGATCATCCTCCTGGACTGCTTTTTCTTGGCAAGCAG